GTTGGTCTCAAAGGAACTATACAAGGTATGTCATTTGAGAAAGATCCTACAAATGGTGTAGGGGGTCCAGTTAAATACTTCTTCCATGAGGAGGCTGGAATTGCTCCTAAGATGGATCAGACATATGAGTATATGCGCCCAGCCATGAGATCTGGTTTAATTACTACAGGGATGTTTATAGCTGCAGGATCCGTGGGGGATTTATCTCAGTGTCTTCCATTAAAGGATATGATACTTAATCCTACATCCAAAGATATATATGCTGTAGAAACAGATCTAATAGATGATAAAGGTACTATTGGTTTGTCAGGTTTATTTATACCTGAGCAATGGTCAATGCCTCCATATATAGACCAGTATGGTAATTCACTTGTAGAAGAAGCTACAAAAGCTCTAGAAGATCAATTTGCAACTTGGAAAAAAGAACTGGCTCCGGAAGATTACCAGTTAAGGATATCTCAGCATCCAAGAAATATTAAAGAAGCCTTTGACCATAGAACTGTTTCTGTATTCCCAACACATTTACTTGCTGCACAAGAAAGAAGAATAAGTGAAAAAGAATATGGTTATGAGTTCCTAGATATTACAACAGATGAGAATGGTAGACCTAAAGTTATACCAACTAGCAAAAGGCCTATAATGGAATTTCCAATATCTAAAAAGACAGAGGATAAAACAGGTACACTAGTAGTTTGGGAAAGACCAATTAAGGATCCAGTATTTGGAACCTATTATGCATCTATTGACCCCGTGTCTGAGGGAAAGACAACTACCTCAGAATCACTATGTTCCATCTATGTAATGAAAGCTCCGGTTGAGATAACCAAAGTTAATGGTACTGAAACTGAGACATTTATAGAACCAGACAAAATTGTAGCTACATGGTGTGGCAGGTTTGATGATATTAATAAAACACATCAGAGGCTAGAGCTTATTATAGAATGGTATAATGCCTGGACAGTAATAGAGAATAACATCTCTTTATTCATACAGTATATGATATCTAGAAAGAAGCAGAGATATTTGGTACCTAAGAGTCAGATCATGTTCCTTAAAGATCTTGGATCTAATAACAATGTATTCCAGGAGTATGGTTGGAAAAACACCGGTACATTATTTAAGAACCACTTACTAAGTTATGCTATTGAATATACTAAGGAAGAAATAGACCAAGAGACTAAATCTGATGGTACAATTGTAAGGACTAAATATGGTATAGAAAGAATACCTGACCCTATGCTTATTAAAGAAATGAGAGAATATGCTGATGGAGTCAATGTGGATAGGCTGGTATCATTTGCTGCACTTGTTGGATTCATGAAAATTCAGCAGTCTAATAGAGGTTATCTTAAAAGAACAATTATGGATGATGCGGCTAAAAACTTGCAAAAGTCAGAAAATTTGTATAAATTAAATAATAGTCCATTCAGACATATGGGAAGGGCTCAAATGAGGAATGGTCAAAGTTTTAAAAGATCTCCATTTAAACACTATAAATAAATACTATGCAAATATATAATGCATTACAGATAAAAAAAGGGGCTAAGGCTGAGCACAACAGAATGGGTAGTATTACCCAACCTCTACAATTTGTTCCTAAAAAGGATAAAGATGAAGAGTGGGCAGCTTGGAACCTAGACTGGTTAGAGTGGAATGGTCTCAAACAGATCAGGAGGAATGCCCGCAGACTTATGAAAAACTATAAGTTAGCAAAAGGTATTATAGACAAATCTGACTATATCATAGAAGAAGATAATGAGTATAGAGATATAGTAGAGGTTTTAACTAGAGAAGACCAATCTGCATTAGAATTAAAGTTCTATCCTATTATCCCAAATGTAATTAATGTTCTGGTAGCTGAATTTGCTAAAAGATCAACTAAACTTACATACAGGGCCATTGATGAGTTCTCATACAATGATATGATGGAGCAAAAAAGAAAAATGGTTGAGGATACATTGATGGCAGATGCACAAACAAAAATTGTAGCTGCTCTCCTTGAACAAGGAATGGATCCTAACACACCAGAGTTCCAACAACAAATAGACCCAAGTCAACTTAAGTCATTACCAGAGATTGAAAACTTTTTCAAAAAAGACTATAGATCAATGGTTGAACAATGGGCTACTCACCAGCATAAAGTAGACATTGAAAGATTTAGAATGGATGAGCTGGAAGAAAGAGGTTTTAGAGACATGCTCATTACAGATAGAGAGTTCTGGCATTTTAAAATGATGGAGGATGACTATGAAGTAGAACTATGGAATCCACCAGTTTGTTTCTATCATAAGTCTCCAGATGCAAGATACCTATCACAAGGAAACTGGGTTGGAAAAATTGACATGCTAACTGTGTCTGATGTTATTGATAAGTTTGGATACTTATTAACTGAAGAACAACATGAAGCTTTAGAGGCAGTATATCCTATTAGATCAGCAGGGTATATTGTAGGAGGATACCAAAATGATGGAACATACTATGATGCTACAAAGTCTCATGACTGGAATGTTAATATGCCTTCTTTGGCATATAGACAATACACAACAATGATGGCCGGCTCTGTCTATGATGGCGGAGATATAATTAACCAAATCTTATCTGAAGGGGAAGACTACTTTGATCAAGGTACTGCATACTTATTAAGAGTGACTACTGCTTATTGGAAGTCACAAAGAAAAGTAGGTCACTTAACTAAAGTACTTGACACAGGTGAAGTAGTTAATGAAGTGGTAACTGAAGATTATAAAATCACAGATAAACCAATTTATGATACTAGACTCTTTAAGAATAAAACTAAAGACAATCTTATCTTTGGAGAGCATATAGATTGGATCTGGATAAATGAAACTTGGGGTGGTGTTAAGATTGGACCAAACTTACCAAGCTTCTGGGGTATGAATAATCCAGGAGGATTCTCTCCTATCTATATTGGAGTAGACAAGAACCATATCGGACCTTTAAGATTCCAGTTTAAAGGAGACTCAAGTTTATATGGTTGTAAACTTCCGGTTGAAGGAGCAGTATTCTCAGATAGAAATACCAAGTCAACAGCATTGATTGACTTAATGAAACCATACCAGATTGGATACAATATTGTAAATAATCAAATTGCAGATATACTTGTAGATGAACTAGGCACAGTTATTATGCTAGATCAAAACTCTTTACCAAAACATTCTCTTGGAGAAGACTGGGGTAAAGGGAATTATGCTAAAGCATATGTGGCTATGAAGAATTTCCAGATCCTTCCTCTAGATACATCTATTACAAATACAGAGAACTCATTAAACTTTCAGCATTTCCAGAAACTTGATCTAGAGCAGACCAATAGATTAATGTCAAGGATTAACTTAGGAAACTATTTTAAACAGCAAGCATATGAAGTGATTGGAGTTAATCCACAAAGGATGGGTCAGCAAATTTCACAACAAACTGCTACTGGTGTTGAACAAGCACTTAATGCTTCTTATGCGCAAACAGAAATGTACTTTATCCAGCACTGTGATTATTTGATGCCAAGAGTGCATCAGATGAGAACAGACTTGGCACAATTTTACCACTCTACAAAGCCATCAAGCAGATTGACTTACATTACCTCAGCAGATGAAAAGGTAAACTTTGAGATCAATGGTACAGATATGTTATTAAGAGATCTTAATATATTCTGTACCACAACTGCAAATCATAGAGCAGTCTTAGAGCAATTGAAGCAGATGGCTGTACAGAATAATACTACCGGAGCTTCTATATATGATCTAGGTAAAGTTATTCAGTCAGATTCTATCTCTGAGCTTAATAATGCTCTTAAATCTTCTGAGGATAAAACACAGCAGCAAAAACAAGCTGAAATGCAACAAGCTCAGCAAATGCAACAAGAACAACTTCAAAAACAACAGGAGTTAGAACAGATGAAGATTGATGCACAAGCTATGGAGAAAGAGAAAGATAGACAAAGAGATATCTTAGTTGCAGAAATTAGAGCAGCAGGTTATGGAGCTTCAGCTGATGTTAATCAAAATCAGATGTCTGACTACATGGATGCTATGAAAGACATCAAAGATACAGAACAGTATCAAGAGCAAGCTGGTCTTCAGAGAGAGAAGGAAATAAACAGAATGAATGCTGAATCTCAGAAGAATGAAATTGAAAGAGAAAAGATAGCTGCACAAAGAGAGATTGCTAATAGACAGCTACAGATTGCTCAAGAAAACAAAAACAAATATGACAAAAAGAATAATAGTGGGGAGTAGTTAGCTATATAATGCAAAAAAAGATTCCACCCCATCTAAATTTCTTAAGTTTATTTTGTATATTAAAGTATAAACAAAAACCAACAAGATGGAAGATTTAAACAATAAGCTTGATGATCAAGTTCAGGACTCTACTGTTGTAGAGCAGCTTGACATCAATGTTGATGAAATCTTTGGAATGCCAGGAGCAGAGAGTGTTATGCTACCTAACTCTGGCAAAGAAGAAGAAAAAGCTAAATCTGTTTTTTCAAAGGAAGCAACAGATTACACGTTCCTTGACAACTCAGCAACTACTCCTCAAGAAAGAGAAGAGATTGCTGAAAAGAAAGCAGAAGTTGAAGAGACTATTGCTGAGCTTGATGGATTAATCTCTCAAGAAGAAGATGCTGGTAACAAAGGTAGACCAAAGGTTGACAAATCAGGTTTATTAGAGTTGGCAAGTAAAATGCTTGAAGATGGTCTCTTATTTCCTTTTGATGATGGTAAACCTATTGAGGAGTACACAACAAAAGATTTTAGAGAACTATTTGAAGCTAACTTTCAAGAGAGAGAAGCTGCCTTAAGAGAGAATACTCCAAAAGAATTCTTTCAAGCTCTTCCTGAAGAATTACAAATTGCTGCAAAATATGTAGCAGATGGTGGTCAAGATCTTAAAGGATTATTTAGAACTCTTGCTCATGTAGAAGAAATGAGAGATCTAGATCCTTCAAGTGAAACAGATCAGCATGAGATTGTAAGACAGTATCTTTATGCAACTGGTTTTGCTGATGGAAATCCTGAAGAGATTGAGGAAGAAATCAGAGATTGGGCTGATATGGATAAATTAGAACAAAAAGCCAGACAGTTCAAACCAAAATTGGATAAGATGCAGGAAGAGATTGTTGCTAGACAACTTGCAGAACAAGAACATAGAAAGCAACAACAAGCTCAACAAGCAAAAGCATACCAGGATAATGTATATAATACTCTTTCAGTGGGTGAACTAGGTGGTGTTAAACTAGATAGAAAAACTCAAGGGTTATTATACTCAGGATTGGTTCAGCCAAGTTATCCTTCAATTTCTGGTAAACCTACAAACTTACTTGGTCACTTATTAGAGAAGTATCAGTTTGTAGAACCAAGACATGATTTAATTGCTGAAGCACTTTGGTTGCTTGCAGACTCAGAAGGTTATAAAGCTAAAGTAAGAGACCAAGGAGGTAAAGCAGCTACAGAAAAAGTAGTAAGGCAATTAAAGACAGAAGAAAGTAGAAAGCTTGCATCTTCATATGGTGGAACAAACACTGATGATGAACCAAGAAGACAATCTTCTAGCAAACCAACTAGAACTGTTTCAAGACCAGGAAACATGTTCAAAAGATTTTAAGTAGTAACAAATAAACAAACAAATAAAAATGGCAACTCCAGTTTTAAACAATGGTATCTTTCTACGGGATACAGCCTATGCGGCAACTTCACACGTAGATTCTTACCACTTGGTTAACATGTTGAAGGATGCAGAACCAATGGACTTAGGTCCAGTAGACCTTTGGGCAATGGCTCAGAAGGTGGAAATGCCTCTTTACCAAATGTCTAGCTTTGGTGGTAAAAATGTAATTATGGTTGACAATGCTCGCGGTGAGTATAAGTGGCAGACTCCAGTTTCTGTGGATCTACCTTATATCATTGAGGATATTGAACCAAACAATGACTTCAAAGGTGTAGATGGTACTACCTTCCGCATCAAACTTAGCAGAAGAGAATTTGGACATGGTGATATCATCACTTATGACAAATACAATGGGGCTGAGATGTACATTGTACCAACTGAAGATATCCTACCTGTAGGTGATGGATTTATCTATACAGTACAATTGGTAGACAATGACAACAACCGTTTCTTGGATAACAAGTACTTAGCTAATGGTACTAAAGTATTTAGAAAAGGTTCAGCTAGAGGTGAGTATGGTGAAAGATTCTCTGACATCCAAACAAGAACTGGTTTCCGTGAATTCTACAACTTTGTAGGTGGAGCTGAAGCACATGTTCATTACTCTATTTCTTCTAGAGCTGATTTGATGATCAAAGGTGGAATGAATGCAGATGGTACAGTTCCTGTAACTGAGATCTGGAGAAACTTTGGTGCTTCTAATGATCCATCAATCACTTCTTTGGAAGATATGGTTAAGGTTATGGGTAAAGACAAAGTAAAGAAAGCATTTGATAATGGAGACTTATCAAGAACTTTCTTAACTACTATGGAAGCTGCTCACTTAACTAAAATTGCTACTGACATTGAGACTTACTTAATGTGGGGACAAGGAGGTAGAGTTAAGCAAGATGGTCCAGATGATCTAAGATTATCAGTGGGTCTTTGGAAGCAGTTGGATAACTCTTTCAAAAGAGTATACAACAAGAATAACTTTACACTTGATTTGTTCCGTGGAGAAATCTATAACTTCTTCAATGGTAAGGTTGAGTTCCAAGGTCCAGATCCAAAGAGATCTCTAGTAGTTCAAACTGGTATGGGTGGAATGA